TACCGTGATTGGCTTTATGGTCGATTTAATTGTGAGAGTCGTGAATAAACCGTAAATAGGAGGCGATAATGGCAGTCAGGCAAACCTACAATCCAAATATCAACATCGGTGCGAGAAGTGGCTGGTGCTTGCAATATGTAGATGATGCAATCAATGCACCAGCTCGAACACCAAGTGCCAGAGCAGCGTATTTGAACGAGCTTAATGCTGGGCGTATCGATACTGGACACGCACCAGTTGGTGTGTGGGTAGTTGGATTTTTGGGATTTTCTCGTGGCCCATACGTAGAATATGGACACGTATTTCTAATGCGAAAACGAGGTGACGGTTCAATCGAGATTCACGACAGTGAAGTGCATGCTGGACGACGCGGCATTTATAACAGCATAGAGGAGATTATGGGGTGGTTTGGTGTTTATGGGCCAGATTATCTAGGTTTTTCGTACTGTTGTGATGGACGGCAGATTGCTGAGTATTATGATGAAGTGCAGCCGACCGATCGCAAGATGGAAGAGGACGGCAATGCTCGCGAAGAGCCAAACACTAATTCTGGCGTATTTCAGGAGCTAGCTCAAGGCGACGTTATCGCTATGAAAGGCTACGTGACGAACGGTGAGTCAATCGCCGGTGACACAATCTGGTACGTAACAGCACGCAGCGGAAAATACATGAGCCGCCAGTTGTTTGAGGACAAAGAGTTGCATGACCTGCCAGACCTAACGCCTCAACCCGCACCAGAGCCAGAACCAGAGCCTGAGCAAGACTTTAGCAATGTCATCATCGATGTATCAAGTTACCAAACAGGCGAAGTTGTAAACGTATTTCCTAAAGTAGCGGGTGTCATCATCAAGGCTGGCTGGGTCGGGCAACAATACGGTGGTAACGAGTTTAAGCTAGATCCAGATGCAGAACTGTTTGTTACTAAAGCTCGTGAAACTGGCAAGATGCTTGGTCTTTACTGGATGCCATACTTTTATACCAGAGAAGAAGCTGAACAGAACGCTGAGTATTTTGTGAAGTGCATCGAGGCTTTAGGAAATGAGCCTGGTGAGCTGCTATTCCTTGACCTTGAACCAGATTTCGAGGGTACGGTCGAGCAAATCAGTGTATTCAGCAATATCGTGCTTCAAAAGACAGGGAAGCAAGTATTCACATACGGTGGTGAGGCTATCATCCAAAAACTAGGCTTGCCCCGCGTGGATTGGTATCCAAACTATGGAAATCCAGGCAACTATGCACATGGCTCGCTCATTCATCAATATTCAGAGACGCTGGCTATCCCTGGGTATAACGGGAGGCTAGACGCTAATGTTTCGAATAAATCCATTGACGAGTTGCGAAGCATGGGTAAAGTAACCACACCAACACCACCAGAAGAGTCAGAATCACCAAAGCCAAGCGAACCGGATGCGAAGCCGTCTGAGCCAGAGAAGCCGCAAGAAGCGCCGGAGATAAAGCCTGAGCAGCCACAAAAGCCAGAGGGCGACAAGCCAACGGGACTTTGGCGATGGCTGTCAGGGATGATGATCGAGCTAGTAAAACTAATCTTAGGGATTTTCAAGAAAAAATAAGGAGGTAATATGAAATCACTAGAAGCACTAAAAAACATCAACTACAAAGACGTAATCGTTCGTGCATTGTGGACATTTGTACAGACGTTTATCGCAACATTCTTGCTGGCGGGCGTCAATCTCGTAAATTTGCTGTTCTCGGCAAGTTGGCGTGAGTTATGGGCACTGGCATTAGCGACGACACTCTCTGCGATCGCTGCTGGGTTGTCGGCCGCCAAGACGATAATTGTTGAGTTAGTGCGTCAGATGCAACAAGCTGTTGAGTAGTTCGGAATTACCGAACAACTGAAAACCGCCTCGAAAGCTCGGAGGCGGTTTTTGAACTGGAAAGAAATCCTTTATAATTAGGCCGCACCAATTGCGATCCAACTAAAGTAATATGAACCTCTCAGCATAGCACCATCAAAGCGGCGACATCTCGCCGCAAATGATGAGTTTGTGATACTAACCGCCCCAATCGTCGCGCCAGCCCAAGACGGATTTGGTGCGTCCGTCCACGGATCGTTAGCGTTACCATAGCCGTTGTATGTACAAATAACAGTCGGCACCGTTCCGCTCTTAAATATCTTCGGAAATGCAATGGCTGTCGTAGCTTCTATCGTGTCAGTTGGGGCTATTGCTCTTGCCCGACCGTACTGAAAAATGACAGACTCAACGGGTTGGTTAGTGCTATCTCGCTTTGCCTGAATGAAATCTGACCATTTTAAGTGTCGTGGTAGGACTATATCATTGCCAAGTGCGTCAGAGCCAATCACGCCGTTTTTGAATATTTCAGCCCTGTTAATCCGTCCGTCAGCCAATGTGGCTGGATTACGCCTATCGGTGATGACAGAGTCGAGAATTGTGGTCGTGCCAGCGTTTACGCGTATTTCAGCGATTATTTCATATGGATTAGATGCACCAATCTTCGCTTTGATCTGAGATGGTGTAGGTGCACTTGGGTTGGTTGCTGGCGTGCCTGGGACGACAATAGCTTTTGTGCGATTCTCGTTGTTAGCGACGGCTTGCGACGCGGCTACGTTTGTGTCGATATAGATCACCACCGCGTCAATTCGCGGATTGGCGCTGTTTGCTGTGGTAACGCTCGCCTGAACAGGCTGTGTGCTTAAATTACTCACCGGGAACGTCGCCGACATAGCATCACGCACCAATAAATCATCAGGTATACCACTCTCACCGCCGATCAGCACATTCATGCCGACAGGGCTGGCTTGACGCACTCTAAAGCCGCTAATCCACGAGCCGACAAAAGCATTGCCGAGCGCGTGGAATAGTGCGCTATCAGTGGTACGACCACCGTTACTATTAGGAAAACCTAGTGCCATAGTTATTTTTCATCAGCGCTTTCAGCCTCAGCCTCGGTAGTGTCGACCGTCTCGGCCTCAGCATTATCATTGATATTTTCAACTTCTGGCTCGACAACCTCGTCGGCAGACTCTACTGCTGGTGTCTCAGCCTCAGCCTCGGTAGTGTCGGCTGTGCCTTTGGCTGCCGAAATACTCACATACGGTCCGCTGTGTGCATCGCCTTTGACGAAAATATAATAGCCGTCAACTGTTCGGCGAATCTCGCCACCATTATAATTCTGTACTTTTTCAGTGTTTTCCATATGAATCCTCCTGATTATAAATGTACAGATTAGGAGATATTGACGTTATTTGCCGTAGAAAATATAGCGATATTCTTTATAGAGTCGAATAATGATTCGTTTTAGCGTCAATAGCATATTTATATTATAGTATAGTCCTACCACGACATCTCAACTCGCCATCTCTGTTAGCGTTCAGTGCTGACGGTACCAGCCAGAGTGTTTCGGGTAATATCTTAGTGCAGGCTGGCTGGGTGCAGTTCTGGGGCAACAATACAAAAAGACAGCCAATCCCTGTCGTATTTCCAAAGCAGTTCAAACAAGTCTTCTCAATGTCGCCGACCTTAATTGGCTATAAAACTGGCAGTAAAGCTACCAGCATCAGCGAATTTAATCAAGTCATCGGTAGTGGTTTGAATATTGAATCTGGCGCTGTAACAAATACCGGCACGACACTCAACGCTTCGACTACTGGAATATTTGGCGGTGCCTGGCATGGGGTTTCGTGGGTGGCAATTGGCGTTGTCTAAGACTTCTTAATATACTGAATTGTCACAAATGAGGTCTTATAACCGGATTGATCTGCGTATGTTTGGATGTTGATATTGCTGTTATCGGCGTAAACTGTCACTGTATACGCTTGCTGGTCGGCAGCGTGTGGCAGGTTAATTGTCGCACCGATACTTTCTTCCTTTGCAATGCCGCGAATATTGATGACCATGCCAAGATTTGTGATACCGTGCGGCACGGTTGTTTTGCCGGCGATCTTCAGTCCGCCCATCACGAATGTCTTCTGGTAGATTGTGCGGCCGTCAATCCACTTCATTCCGGTATCGACTTCTGACGTGCTGCGGTCGCCGCGGACTACTGAAGACAAGTGCCGTGGTAGGACTATACCGTGTAACATTGTGAGTTTTCCACAGGGTTAATAGATGTGATGAAAAATATTGAAAAATCTCTGACTTTTTTCATAAAAAGTGTTGACATACGGCAACACGTTTGCTATACTTAAGACATGGTTGAGGGGCAACCAAGCAACAATTAACAATTCGGCGGCAAAAGAAAGTAGGTATAAAAATGTTCAAATCAACCTTTCAGTTTTTCAGAATTAAAATCACTGTAAAATTGGAGATTGTAAATAAACGAAAAATCAAAACTAGAAAATAAAACCTAGAAAACACAAACACTAAAAATAAACAGCCCCTCAACCGCCGCCGCCAAGAAAGGATAAGAAAATGGCAACATTTACAGTACAATATTGGCTCGGTAGTACACATCATAGCACGGAGTTTGAGGCAGACGAGCAGTTGCGCGACGATAGCGAGCAGCTTGAAGAAATCGCTCGCCGAGAGCTAAGACTTAAATTTGGGCGCAACACAGCAAATCGGGCTGAGTTCACTGGTATCTATATTGAACTAGACCGCGACGCTATCGCTAATCAGATTAGGACAGAGTTAGCTAAATTAAGTGAACAGGGTTACGACACTGATTCGTGGAATATTGAGGCAACAGTAGAAGACGCAATTCGACAGCTTGAAGAGACTGGCAATAGCGAGGCTGAAATCCGCTACGATGGCTTGAAGTACTTTATCGTCAATGCTATTTATTAAATATTAATAGCCCCGCCGGCGGCATTGTAGCCGGCAGAAAGGGTAGAATGTGAAAAATAAGCACATACATATAAAAGTTTCAGAGAGCGATCACGAGATGATCGTCAAGCGTGCCGCCGAGTTGAACATGACAGTTAGCGAATATATACGACGACTGGTCGTTGCTGACGTTGCTATTGCGGAATCTAATAAATAGTGATAAACTGCAAACGCATGGTTTGAACATCCATGTACCTATTCCGCCCTCTGAAAATGGGGGCGTTTTTGTTGACAATATGAAGCAGATTTGCTACAATCGACGGTGAACGTACAGGATTTTCAGCCCGCCCAGATGTAAATCAGGGTGGGCTGTCTGTATCTAGCCTCAAAAATTGTTATCAATTTTAGAGGCTATTTTTGTTTGTCAAGAGCAGAATGGCGTTTTGAGGGTAAAATGGGGAATATAACCATAGACGAGCGACGAATTCAGAAAATGCAGCAGAGGTTAGGTAAGGCGACAAAGCTAATCACTGACGACAACTATTTGCCGATGTTCAGAAATCGCCAGATCAACTATGCAAAAGAGTTTGATTATTCGATTAAGCTGGCAAAGCGTAAACGAAACCCACGTAAATATTTTGCGTTTATTTGGTCGAGTGCAAATCTAGCAAAGACGGTAGATTGGCTGCGCAAATTGATTGCTCAGGCAAAAGCCAAGGCGGCAGAGGAGCGCCACAAGCAGAAAATGCAAGAGCAGACAGCCTTATCAATCAGTGTTGACGGATTAAATAGGCTAGCGCAGATGAAGCGCAGCTATAACTTGATAACGTAGCAATCACTGCTAACATTTTGACGTCGCTCGCGTAGCGGCTTGTTTGCGTTTGCCTGTATGCAAATATTATGCAATAATCCTAGATATATGCGAGTATTTGGGAGTTTTGTGTAATGGAAGCGGCCGTTTGGCCGTATTTTTTATTCAAATTAACGCAAATCCGCCCGCCGCCACCCATTTTTGATAACAGAATTATCAGAAAATTAAATGTGAGGGTTCTATATACAATTGAGCTTTTAGAGGTTCAATATAAACATTCTATATAGAACTGGTTTTTTAAGTGGAGTTAAAATATCATGACGAAAAATACAATTATGCCAATCGAGCGAGCTTTTGACGAATATCTGGAGTACTGCGAGTTTACACGCCGGATGAGCCGCCAAACATTGAGTGCTAAGCGGTGGGTGATGCGAGATTTTAGAACTAGCGTGCCAGCCAGCAGTCTGAGCGAAATTACGACGCAGCAGGTGAACGACTGGATTACAGAGCAGGCACGGCGAGGTCTGAATAGCCGCACTATCAATACGCGGATTTGCCATGTGATAGCGATGTTTCGATATTTCAGGGATATGGGCGTAGAGATGCCTGAGCTGAAAATCCGCCATATCGTTAAGCAAAAGGAGACCGAGCCAATCCGCCGCGTTTTCTACACGAGAGAGCAAATCGAGCAGGTGTTGGGATATTGCAATCAGATTCAGTGGTTGTTAGTTAAATTGTCGTTTGACTGTGGCTTGCGAATCACTGAGCTAAGGAACTTAAGGCTAATGAATATCAGCGACAGGATGATTGTATTTACTGGCAAGGGTGGCAAACGGCGGGAGGTACATATGAGTCGAGAAGCTCGCGAAAGATTGACGCAGTGGATCGTTAGTCAGCGTATTGATGATTATTTGTGGCAGAAGTCAAGCGGCACACTACTTAGCGTCGAGGAACTGCGGCATTTAATGCGTCAGCCGTTTTATCTGGCGGGATTTCGCAATTTTCACCCGCATTCACTCAGACATTCGTTCGCAACGGACATTCAGCGAAACGGAGCGACGCTAATGGAATCGCAGGAGATGCTCGGTCATTCAAACGCGGTGATTACGCAGCGATATCTACATGGACTGGATGGCCAAATGGCAGCATGCTTTGAAAGATTGAAGTTTGGTAGCGTGGCATAATAACAGAGGTAATGGTGCGGACTTTTCCACAGTTTTCGTATCATTTTTGCCCATTTTATAACGCAAGCGTATTGACAGAACGCTTGCGTTTTGCTATACTGGAGATAGTTCAGATGAGCGGCAACCACCGCCATCAACGGCCTTTAACATCACTGGAAAAACAAGATTCATGGTTGAGCGGTTTGCTCTATCATGTAATATTTTTCAGTGATTTATATA